CTGATATTTAATTTGTTATTATGCTATATTTATAATTTATTCTTTATATACTTTATTGCGTGGGGTATCATCAACCATATGACATTAACCCTCACCTTCATCATCAACCACCAACTATCGTCTTTACTTAATGGTTGCATCCAAGGGAATATGAAATTAGTCTTTTTCAAACATATTCTCGAATGTATTATCTTTTAATTCTTCTTCAAATAGTGAATCCAAATCGACTGTTTCATTTGTAGCACGTGCTTTCTTGACACGTTCAACTTCATTCTTTCTGACTTGAGGCATTAGTTTCTTAGCAAGTGCTTTAATCTTAGCAGGTGTTGCTTTCTTTATTACCATCTTATCAACAGACATTTTTTCAGATGGACTTAATTGAGCATAATTTAAACCTTTCTTACCAGCAACCTTCTTACGGATTTTGACTTTGGCTGCTTTCATTGCCTTCATCATCATCTTCTTAGGATCTGCCATACGTTTCGCCATACGTTTCCTAGACTTTGCCATCTTAGGAGCAAGACGTTTCATCAGACGACCTCTCGCCATCCTCTGTTGTATTGTCATTGGTTTACGGTTTTCTTCCATTATCTTATCGTTCCTTTTAATGATTTCTGGAAGTCGTTCTTAGGGATGTTATCAACAACCCAATTCAATAATTGTCTCATCACCTTATCTTCAGATGTTAATGGTTTACCACGTTTCTTCAATGTCAAGTATGTGAAGTCTTTAACAACTTTTTCATTCTTTTTACCAGATATCTTAGATGTTCTATCAGCACCAGATGGTTCAAAGTACACAGTGTTCTTCTTATTATTTAAGATGACGTGTATCTCACCATTAATCTGCATCTTCTTACCTTGACCAGTAACATAATTGTAAACTGTTGAAGAAGCACCTTCGTGTGTTTGTAGCATAATATCAGAAGGAACTACTCTATCTCTATCTGCATTCTGTTTAATAGCAATTTTGTAATCAGTCAATACCCATACTAAGTGTATGTTAGCAGGGTTATAACCTGCTGCAAGTAAACGGGGCAAAAACTGAGTAACATCTTTAGTATCTTTAGCAGTAATATCAAACATAATGTTAGGTAACTTCTTTCTATCTTTAAGTTGCCCGAGCATTAAGTCAAGTGTCTTATCTTTAAGACCAAGTTTCTTAATGAACATATGAAGTTTAGCAACATCAGCAGGTTTCTTCAAGTCTAATCCTTTAACTTCAGGGTACTTTGCTTGTGTATCAGCAATCTTTTGAAAGGTTTTCTTCCACTCATCAACATCACGGACTTTAAACTTTTCCTTTTCCATAAAGTTGGATGCAGCGAAACCTTTACCAGAACCAGCACCACCTGCTAAGAAAACGATCTGTCCATCTTTACGACCGTTGTTCAGCATAATGAGTTTCTCATCAAGTTGTTGCTGTTCTACTAAATGTTGTTTAAATGTTTTCATATTATTTTGTAACAGAAATCTTAAATTTAGTGATTACTTCTTTTGCTTTCTTTAAATGCTTAGCGTCATATTTAGCTCCATTACGACTATCTTCATATTCGTTCCAAGCAATCATTGCTTTAACGTTATCTGCCTGAGCAATTGTATTCACTAAACTTTCAACACGTTTTTTCATGTTCTCGGTTAAATGTTGTCTAAATGTATTCATCTTAATATCCTTTTAATTATATCAATATTTATAATAATTAAACTTTCAATTTTGGGTCGTTAGTTTTGAAATTCTTCTTTCTCATAACGGTTTTTGCTACTAAATCAAACTCATCCATATTCGGATCGTAGTTTAATACAAACGGTAAATTAATATCTGTTTGTAAATCATTTAATACTGCTTCAGTGTCGTCACCCATCTTGGCAATTTTCTTTCCGTGTTTCTTATATGTTTGTTTAAATAACCTAGTCAATTCAGCAACTGTAATTTCTTTACCGTTGCGAGCATCATTAACCCTATCAAGGAAATGTTTAGTAAATTCAACGTCAATACCAACCTTAGCAAATACTTTATCAGCAAAACGTTCTACTGTATCTAAGTCGATCTTACTAATTTGTTCCGTTAAATTAAAATCTTCAAAACTTTCATATCTAGTTTTTTTATCTAATACTTTTTTCAATTCTTTAGTAGAAATACCAACCATTTGTGCAGCCTTTGCTAACGCAAGTCCTTTTGGATTCATTACCATAACACCAGATGAATTTTGAGATTCAGGAGACCGATTATAATGCTGAATCATAGAATGATACAACTTCATTGCTTGTTTATACTTCTTCTCGTGTACAGCACGATTGAACGTATGCATTGTTTTCTTGCCAATGATTGCTTTGAATATATCTTTTAAAGTGCCTTCCATAATTTCCCCTGGAGTTTTCTTTTTGTACTCTTTAGTAGTTTCATCAGTACCAATTTCAAGGTATTCGCTGATTCCCATACCAGACTTAACATCATTAAAGAAGTTTTCACCATCTTTCTTTGAGACACCTTTAGGTAAACCTTTGACGAATGAGTTCATATCACCATTCTTTACGTGATTTCTCATATCAGTACCAGATACACCTTCTTTACGATTGCCTGAATTTACTACTTTAAATTTTTCAAATCCATAATCTTCGACATACGGTCTAATACGTTTCTCAAATTCAGCAACTCTATCACCACCTACAACCATTGTAACATCTTTATACCCTTGTTCGGATAACCAATCGAGTACGTGGAATGGAGTTTTGATTTTAGTATTTTTGATAATAGTTGCTTTTTTGAAGAACTTCTTCAAATACTTAATCTTTTGATTATAATCAAGAGGATTCTTTTTAGCATCTTGAGAGGCTGAAGTGAATATCATTCCTTCTCCACCTTTTGCAGTTTTAACTACGAAGTCAATTAATTCTCCATGACCTTTAGTGATAGGATTAAACCTACCAAACGTAAACGCAACTGGTTTATTCTGTGCTTCAGTAATATGTTGTATAAATGTTTTCATTACTTAAACGAGTCCTTTGCCCAAGTCAATTTACTGAATGATCTATCTTTACCACGTGCGTTTTGAATTGCTTTGCCGTCTTTAAAAGCAAAGAAGTATTTTTCTGAACGTGAAGTGCCGACTTTAATGATAACATCTTTACCATTAACGTATTCTAATTCTGGAGACCAAGTCTTTAGGTCAATCAACTTCTCATTCTCTTTAGAGACTGTCTTGTTCATCTTCCAACCTTCGTTTATGTATAATTCAAACGATTTCATCATTCTTCCTCCAAATCTCTTGGTTTACGTTTAGACCCTTTAAGTCTACTCTTTTCTGCCTTGCCTCTATTTGTAGAGACATCTTCATATCCTACGATCTTACCATTAACATGAGATGCATCCATCCCTTTATGTTCAGGTTTTCTGTGCTTTCTGTTATATCTATTCAATTCCCCACGATAGTTTTTTCGTTCATCGGACGATTGAAACTTATCATACTCTTTTCTATAATCACGTAGATGACACCACTTACATCCAGGAACTGGTTTTAGTGATTTCTTTTCTTCAATAGCGCAAAAGTCTTTAAATGTAAAGGGTTTCATATTATCCCCAACTCTTAATTGCGTTAAAGTTTGCTTGACTAAATTCTAGTCTATCAACTAACTTAACTGCACTATTCGATAACGTATCAATTGCAACAAACCCTTCTGGACCAGTTACTTTATAACCAGTGGTCGTCTTAATGAAAGCAGGAATACTGTTTACTGTTTCTAATTTCTTGACAATCATCATCTTAATATCAACTACTGCATTATGCCATTCTAGTGCATGGGCAAAAGTTCCTGCCATTTTACCAGAACGTAGTTCTTTAAGGAATCCGTCTAATTCTTTTTGTTTCTTTTCTTTACCCTTTTCGCTCTTCAGTTTATCAATTTTCTTTTTGTAGTCTGATGTTACAAAATCAATAAACGTACCAACTGCTTCTTGTTTCTTAGTAAACTTTTGACCTTGTCTTACTTGAGCATTGATGTAAACTTTAACCAATTTAGATAATGAAGTTTTTCCAAATAATTTACCCATTGATGTTCTATCAAGTAATCCAAGTTCTTTATGAGCATTTGCTAATAATTTTTTAATAGCTGTCATCTCTTTCTTAGTCATCGTAGATGTACCAGACGTATCACGGAACGTAGTATCAGTAAACCACACAGACGATTGTTTAGTGAAATTACTAAGACTAATATTGAAATTAGCAGACAAATCAGCAATAGTATCACCAGTATAAGTTGTATGCCAAATCACACCTGCTTTTGCTTTACTAATAGTTTTTTGTAAATCCGATCCCATAGGAACTGCATACGTAATAGTATTAGGAGTAAACGTCAAATAAGATTCACCGTCAATAGTTTCTTTTTTAAGGTCTTCGGGAGTAAACATGAAGTCGCCTTGAAAGATACCTTTCATTTTCATCTTAGGAAATTCTTTAAGGGCAACTTTTAATTTATCAGCAAGTCCACCAGAGTGATTCTTATCGATATCAGCATTAGTGTAATTGATTTTAGGTGTCTTATTGAATATAGACTTAGAACCAACAAAGAACTTACCGTTCTCTGGGTCATACCCCGCAATGATTGCTGGAGCACCATCCACTTTTGCCTGTATATTTACAGCACGTTTTGAATGACCTTCTAAAGAATGAGCAACGTCGTCAAGTATTTGAAGAGCCTGTTTGGCACCATCAACACCGAAGTCAAAGATTGCGTCTTCAACATGCTCGAGATGAGTTAGTTTTTCTTCGGTGATGTATGACTTAAATGATTTCATACATATATTTATAATAATTACACCTTGAAGTCTTTAAATGCATTCTTTTTCTTAGACCCTTTTGATGAAGCAAACACACTTTCAGGTTCGTCTTTGGACGAATCGTTACCTAATATATCAGTTTGAGCATCCTGTTCAACATCATACCACTTCATCTTTGCTTTGTTGATACCGATAACAAATCGTTTGTTTAGGTTCTCATCACCATACCTATTCTTCAATTGTTTGACCATTACTTGGTTTAATTCTTGTAATTCTTCAGTTTGAATCAATGCAAGGAATAAGTCAGCAGTAGCAGGTAAACCAAATGATTCAGATGTATCTTCAAGACCCATATCAGATGACGAAAAACCTGTTCTATTAACTTGTGTTGCAGACCAAATAGGAACGTTATATTCTACAGCAAGACCACGTAACTCTTCGGCAATTGCTTTAACGTATGTATAACTGTTCACGTTTTGAGCACCACTAAGTCGTTGTGAAGCACAAATGTTTAGATAGTCAATGTAAATGATATCAGGAACGAAGTTCTTTTTCAATGCCAATTCTTTTAATAAGTGTCTGAAGTGCCCAGCATGAGCAGTTGATGTTGGGTATTCCTTAACAATCAACTTACCTTTAGTCTTCGATTGAATTTGTTCAATCTTCTTAGAATAACGTTCAAACGATAAGTCTTTCAAACTGTCGACTTCAACGTCCATTAAATTAGCATCGATTCTTTCAGCAATACGTTCCTCTGCCATTTCAGCAGTAATATATAAAACGTTATGACCAGTAGTAAGATTCGCAGATGCCATGTGACACATACCAATTGTTTTACCAACACCAGTTCCTGCCATAAGAATATTTAAAGTTTTACGTGGAATGCCGCCTTTTGTAATTTTATTAAGATACTCAATATCAAAAGGAATACGTTCTTCTTTACGCTGGTAGAACTCATATCGCTCTTCAGCATTATCTAAGAAATCGTGTCCAATATGAGTATCAAATGAAACACCTAAAGCATCAGATAACAACTCAGTGATACCACCATTAGAAGATTCAGGGTCATCAATAATACCAATCGAATTCATAATGGCATTATATACTGCCTTGTCTTTACAAAACTTCTCAGTCTCATCAACTAACCATTGGTCATTAGAATCTTCTTTTGCTAACGAATTGACAAGCATAGACGATTCTTCATAGTCCGTAGAACTTAAATCTTCACGACCGTCAATAGCAAGGTCTAATGCTTCTTTGGTAGGAACGTTATTGTATTTTGCGTAGAACTTTTGAATCTCATTAAATACAATTTTATCAGTATTTGACTGAAAATAATCATCCTTTAAGAATACAATTACACGTCTTGCATAGTCTTCATTATATATTAGATTCGATAGAATCGTGTTTTCGATACTCAATCATTTCCCCTTTTGCATTATTTCAAGCATATGTTCTGTAATCAGTTTAGATAGTATTTCTTGAACCTCAGTTTCATAAGGTTCGGAGGCAACATCCTCTTCTACAGCACTATAACTATATGATATTTCATTATCATTGAATTCTAAATCGAATACAGCAATGTCAGTTTCATCAGAAGTTTTTATGTAAAATATATCCTTATTCATCGTCACTTTCTATTAAAGAAGTTCTTCCGATAGCATATTTGTTAGTCATAAATGTTTTGAATTCGTCATTGTTGATAATACTTTCCCAAAACTCTTTAGTGTGGGTATCTTTTTCTCGTACTTTCTTTTCGGAGACTTCACCTGTGGCAGTATCAACTTTTGAATACCATCCTAAACTAGGTTTAACAACGTGACCAGATTCAATCGCAACATCTAGTAGACCAGAATATTTCTTAATTCCACCTTCCCATGTTACTGATACTGGAATCTTTGATTTTTCTTTTGTGAATCTAGATTTTTCAATATTGACAATAAAGTCGTATCCTTCAATTTCAGTACCTTTCTTATTCTGACGACGACCAATAACCCATACGTTGTCAGCAGAATACATCACACCAGTACCACCAGATACAACTGATTTAGAAAACATTTCTTGAGTTTGGTATGTGTGATTGATAGCAATTAGAGGAATATCTTTAAGAGTCAAATATGGTGTAACCATTCTGAATAAAGATTTAAGTTGTTTAGCACGTGTCATATCAGCAACAGATTTGCCGTCTTTAGCGTCATCCATCTCTTTCTTAGACGCAAGATTACCAATAGAATCAATCATAATATAAACGTTATCCTTGACATCCATATCTTCAAGTTGATTTACGATGTCAAATTTAAGTTCTTCAATGTTTTTAATAGGAACGTGTAATACTCTATCAGTATCAATATCAAACGATTCAAAATATGATTGTGGTGTACCAAATTCTGAGTCATAAAACAATGCGATTGCTTCGGGATACTTGTCAAGGTATGCCTTCATCATTAATAAACCAAATGCAGTTTTAAAGTGTTTTGATGGACCTGCGAGAACAGTTAGTCCAGATGTGATACCACCATCCATTCTACCAGATAATGCAACGTTCACCATTGGAACGGAAGTCGGAATAACATCCTTTGCGTTGAATAACGCAGACTTAGAAAGTTGCGTCGATTTGATTGTGCCTGATTTCTTCAGACGTGCCATTAAGTCACTCATAATATAATTCCTTTTTTATTCAATATACCTCTATTATACCCTACAAACGGGCAAAAGTAAAGTATTTATCTACGAACAGGATTGTCGCGTAATTCTTGTAGGTTTGAAGGTTTTCTTAAATTTGCCCAACGTGTGAAATAAATAACAGGAAACTTAGGAAATAACTTCAAGAAACCCTTAACGTCATATTGAAGGTTTGAAGCAATTTCCGTATGGGTTGAAGGTAAAGTCGCCTGTCCATAATATGCCCTGCCTTCTTCCAGCAAGTCAAGTCTCTCGGTTGTTGCCTGGAAACCATTTATTGCCATGATTTCAGATGCAATAGATTCAGACCAAACGTCACCAACAATATAACCATCAATATCAAGTTCGTATTCTCTATCACTTTGGATATCTTCGTACTTTTGACGGTTAGTCAGGTTCTTAATATTTTCTTGGAAGTTGTCAACAAAAGAGTCAAAATTTTTGCCTTTGCTTTCTTCTGCTACTGTATCTACGTTAATCTTTGCCATATGTTATCTCTCTAAAAAAATGAATCTAGGGAACTTTTCCTTTCCCATTCCCAACCAATTGGTTGTAAAATGCCCTCTAGTGGGTTTAAATAAGTTTTCTGAAACTGTATATCATAATCAATTAAATTACTCATATCAAACTCTTTAGGCAACCCACCAACAAATGATATTACATTTTGATGATATTTATTTGGTAGTTTTAAATACGCAAACTTAACCTTAGTTCCAGCATCAATCTTCTCAATATTTTTCAAACCATGATTATCTAATAACTTATTAAATAATATAGAACCACGTACATGAATAGGGACACTCTTTTCTTGCGTCAAGTATTTCTTATATTCATTAAGTCCTCTAGGGAACGAAATATCCTCAATAGGGAGATTATTAAACTCTTCCCTATATTTAGTTACTAATTGCTGTAATTCTACTTCATTTCCTGTTAGAATGATTTTAACAGATTCTTTAAGTTTATCCCTAACGTTAGATGGTGTTGACGATTTCACAATCTCTAATCCCATTACTTTCATCTTAGGTTCTGCGTATCTAACACCTTCATTATCATAAACATTCAAAGCATAACGTTTCTTAGCTGTCCATAGTCCAGTATCAGATATTGCCTCACGACCCATTTGCATCTTCTGTTCATATGCATTAACATAGTCAGCAAGTTCCTCATACGACTTATCAATAAAAGGTTCAATTGCCTTTTGACTTACTTTATCTAAGAAGTTTACAATATCCTCTTTGGTTGGACTTTTACCTTTAAACGAACCTTCAACAATTTTATTAAGTCTTAGGTAAACAGAGTCTGTATCAATTGCAACAACGTAGTCGTAATCCTCAGTCTTACAAATATCATTCAAATAAGCATTAAGTTTCTTTTCAATCCACTTAATTGCAAGTTGGCCACCTGTTGTAATTGCTTCTGCATTTCGTAGGTCATAGTACCTGAAATATTGATTTCCGACCGCTCCATATGCGGAATTTAACTGGATCTTCTTTGCCATTTGAATGTTATTGAATTTAGCAATATCATTCACAGTTTCTGTACTAGAATCGCCATCCTCTCTACGTTGCTCAGCATCAAGCATCTTACCCTTGAAAACCTTACGTTCCTTGTAAATCTTTTCCATCAAGTCAGGCAAGAACCCACGTTTGTTTCTGGTGTAAACTGTTCCGTTAGGAGCAACCGTTGTATTATCACGTTTCAATTCACTCAAGTCTACTTCTTTATTTAACAAAGAATCAACCGTAACTCCGGACTTAAACCCAACAATAGTCTCGGGACTAATATTATAATTCATAATTAAATGAGGATATAGAGAATTCAAGTCAAACGAAACAATCCACTCATGCTTTCCTAAAATAGGAGTTTTGACGTATGCTCCAATATATTTCTCATCTTTATGAGAATGATTTTTAGGTGGTGCAACTATATTCTGTTGCTTTAGATAATCATAGATAATAGCATCCCATTGTTTAACCGTACCAAATACGTCTTGGTAGTTAATCTTTGCGTCATATGCCATAGTCAAAGTCAAATCAATAAGTTTCATCTTATCGTCTAAACGTTTAACAAGTTCTACGTCTTTGATATTGTAGTCAATAAACTTTTGATAATTCACCCTAGATAAAGTAAACAACGAACCCTCTTCTTCATAAGAAAGTTTATTCTCACCTAATTCAACGTGGGCGATCCAATCCAGTTTATAACTCTCTTGTAATTTGTATGTGAATTTGCGGTATAGTTGAATGTAGTCTAGACATTGGATTCCGTACATATCATAAACGACCTGCTCTTTACCAAATTTAGTTTTTACTTTACGTTCCCTAATCCATCCAAAAGGTGAGAACTTTTTGGTTTCATCAACACCAAATATCTTGGCATAACGATTCATAATGTAAGGTATATCAAACCCTTCAATGTTCCAACCAGTAACGATATGCGGTGGTGTCTTTTGCCAGAAGTCAAGGAAACTCTTTAATAATTCAACTTCATCGTCGCATTCTTCATAGACAATTTTAATATCAGTATCGGCATACTCACCGTCTTCTTGACACCAAGGCTCTAGTCCCCATGTGAAGTAAGTATCTAATGTATTATCATAGATTGTAATTGCATTAATTACAGAGGCTGCTTGTTCTGGGTGAGGGAATCCCTCACCAGACTCAACTTCAATATCAATATTATATGTTCTGATTTGAGTTGGGTCGAATTCAATAGTGTCGTTCCATTTGTCGCAGATATACTGAACGTCAAATTGGTCAATTCCATATACTTTAAACCCACCAACGTTACTATAATCCCTAATGAAGTCCTTAGTTTCTTTCATAGAACCAGGCTGAATAGGATATACCTTTTCACCTTCTAGAGTTTTATATGGAGTGTCACCAGTTTTACCTGGAACAAACATAGTTGGTTTAAATATTTCTCTACGAATAAAATCTTTACCAGAGTCGTCAATCCCTCTAGATAAAATCTTATTCCCTAATGTGTGTACTGATGTATAATAATTCATACTTCTATTATACTATAAATTGAAGTGAATGTCAAGTATTTCTAGGAATAAATCCGTTCCCTTCTCCCATACATTTTTTTGTAATTGGGTTATACCAACCACCACCTTTACAATACGATTCGGTTAGGTTGTCTTCATATTCAATAACTCGTTCTGTCTTAACATACGAGTTATCGGTTATAACTTCGGGTTCGTGTTTTGTATGTTCGTTGTGTCCACAAAAAGGGCAATATGGTTCAGAAATAGGTTCTCCATACATAGTCCACATATCGTCACATTCTGGACATTTGTATGTCGACGATTGTACTCTATTCAATTTCCAACTCTCCAGGATAATGAATATAACTTTTAATCATATATTTCGTGCCTTTAATAACTTCTTTTGCTTCATGAGGGAATCCCATCCATGTAGGAAATACCAACAACCTTCCTTGTTTTGGTTTACATTCAATACCCTTTAAATGGTCGGTGAATGCAGTCTCTCCTCCCTCTTCAACGTCGTTTAAATAAAATAAGAATGACAACATTCTATTTGAAGAATTTGAATCGCACGAGTCAACGTGTTTCTTATAGTAATGTTTACCTTGCTCATACTTATGCATTCTCCACTCTTCTAATATATTAGATTCGGGAATAGAAATATGAGATAATCCTGCATGTTTCATATCATACATATACCTATTGAAGTAATCCATAACAACCTTATTTAAAGAAGATGTAAGGAATTTCCAATCAACGTCATTGTCCGAAATGACAGAACAATTCATCTCAATAGCATTTCTATATGAGTCGTGATGTTCGTCCTCACCCATACCACTTTGAATATGGTCTTCTTGGTGTTTCTCGAAATTATCGATTAAATCAGAACATATTCCAGCCGGCAGAACTCCATTATAAATCTTAATAAAATCTTTTAATTTAATATCTTCCATATTAATGTACTATGTTAAATTTAGACTTAACCTTACTTGTTTTGCGTCCTTTACTTTCTACAACATGAGCGGTTACGAATTGTTTAAGGTTTACAATAGTTCCATCTCCCATTTCTGAAATTCCACCATACCCCTCAATAACAGATTCTACTAGAGCAAGTTTGTCTTCAACCTCTCCATCGGCAACCATTTCAAATGTAATACAATCATCATAGTCCATAAAGTTAAAACATAAAGACACGTCGTAAAAGTGCGCGTCTGCATAATTGTCAAAATTGTCGTCTAAGTCGTAATCTGATAAATCGTCCATTATTTGCCCTCAAGGGTTTGTTGAAATTTATAAATTGCCAATTGAATATTCATATATTCTCTGGCTGCATCGTGTAGTGCGTTATGATGAATGAACCCTTCTGGGTGCACGTCTATCTTTTCGTCAAGAAGGGTTATTTGTACTGTTTTTGAATCGTGGATATTCCACCATCTCCAAGGAAGGTCGTATGCACCGGCGTCACCAGTTACTCGAAATAAATCGTGTAGAATACCGAAGTCAAAATGACTTCCTCGGGCATATACCAGAACGTCTTTTGGGGATGCTTCAACTTCTTTAAAGTAATTGAAAATAGCAGGAAGAAGTTGATTCCAATGAATATCATCCTTAGAAGGTTCAAGGACTTTCATTGCTTCATCACCTTGTGTTCCCCACCACGCTAAAGTATCCTTGTCGATTTTCCGTCCGGAGTCGACTTGTGACTTAACGTCCAATGTGACATAGAATCCATTATCAATAAGTTCTTTGTAAGTGTAATCTTTTGTTGAGTCGATGGCAACGATGCCTACGGATAAAACTACCGCATCAGCATTTGTTCCAAGGGTTTCAATATCTAACAGTGCCGAATCTATTGGCATACTTTCCTTTTATAATAAGTAATACATCTATTATACTATAAAACAGAAGGAAAGTAAAGTTTTTTAGATTATTTTTTAATCTCGTCGATATGAGTCAAAACATAATCTGAAGATACTTTACGTGCTTCGGTTAAAGCATCTTTAACTTCTTGTTTAGAACCACCGAAGTACGCAACTGCATGTCCTTCCTCAATCATTTGTTCGTTTACAGAACATTCAAATTCAGGAATATACAACTCACCAAGAACACGACCGAACTTACCAGTACCGTGTGAACGAACAATAAACTTATTATCATTGCCTTCAAGCATTTCAACAAGACGATGCTTTGCACCTTTGCCGAAACGTTTTTCAGTCAGGTCACGTGTGCGAGACTCAGGAGTATCAATACCCATAAATCGAATTCGTTTGGTGGTCCATACATCAAAACCTAAGTCGATGTATGCGTCTAACGTATCACCGTCAACGATTCTTTTTACTTTACAGTTATAATCAAACATACCAGCATTCTGTTCTTTTTGCAGTTTGTGGTACGCCTCATGTAACTCATCATATGTCATGTTACAACTCATAATATATTCATTATTATCTTGTTAATCCTAGAATCTTCGCAATTTGTGCGTCTAGAATACCAGCACGATTTGGCCACTTGATGTAGTCTTTGTCTGGGTTTGATTTTAAATTCTTTAGTAAAGGAATAATTAATTTTTCCAATGCTTTGAGTTTATTTGCTTTAAAATCGATAAACTCTTGCTTCTTCGCTTCAAGCTCCGATTCGACCGTCTCTTGTCTAGCCAATAAATCAGCAAGGTTATTGTTAATATCGCCAAAGTCAACACTATCATCCCCATTAAAGTCAAGGTCACGTACTTCTCCTATTGACAACTCAAGCACCTCTAATTTATCAGTAATTTCAGATAAGTCGATATCGACTGATGGTGCGTTCACTGTTGTTTCTCGACCTAAAA